ATTATTAGTATACAAAATACCGAAATAACTTTCAGTGTCTCTATAAACAATGTCTTCAACTGGAACAGTTCCGGCGAGCATACCTCTTATGATATAGAAACCTTCAATTTCTTCTTCGGTAGTAACAATTTTAGAAACAATTGTTTCTTCTATGAGATCTTCCGTATTGTCATTATCCCCTGTTGCATCTTCTGCGTCAGAAGAGAGAGCAGAAGATATTTTGCTGTTGACGATTTCATTTACAAAAGATGAAAAGGCACGTTTTACAACAGGTGAAAATTTTTCAATCACTCGTTGGTTCTTTTGACCATCGTAAATATCGGTTAAGATGAAACGAACGAAATCATCAGAAGGAGATTCAAATTCTTTTTGGAGCACATTTTTGATTAAACTGCTGTATTTTAATTCTTCGGCGGTACTAAAAATTTTATCTTTATCAAAATTATCTTTACAAAACTTCTTTAATTCGTTAATGGATGTATCTTTTAGTTGAAGCATATTAAACTCCAAAAATGGGACTAAATCCATTTTGTTAGATTCTTCAAGGTCGGTATAGAAACGATAAATAACTCCATTTGTGAGAATACCGAATTTAGCTGGAGAAGTTCCGAAATATCTAAATAACTGTGATGAGTGCTTATCTAATTGCTCAGAACAACTTTTGCATTCTATCAAGATTATCGGCTGTCCATTTTCAAGGATTGCATAATCAACTTTCTCACCTTTTTTAATACCGACATCAGCTATATACTCAGGACAAAACTCGGAAGGATTAAATACATCATATCCAAGAAGTTGGAAGAGCGGAACTACAAGTGACATTTTTGTTGCTTCTTCTGTTGAAACGGTATCCTTTAACATTGATACTCTTTCTGAAAATTGTTTAATTGATTCAGTAAAATCCATAATTACCCTCTCTTTCTTTAGTAAAAATGTTTGTAAAACAAATATATAATCGCATATGCGGTTATACCAATTTCATCATCGATAACTGTGGTATAAAATACACCACATAATTATCCACCTGTTTACAGATCCCGTACTTATTCCGGTAACACTCAATACATTCTTCCAGAAATTCTTCTGTCACTTCCAGGTATTCAGCGATTTCAAACCGGTTCTGGCAGCCATGCTCAAAGGCTCGTACCAGTCCGATCAGACCAATCTGCTTGTTGTACGCCCAGAGTCTTGCCTGACGTTCCTGTTTTCGGTTGGCAGCAGATGTCATATCAAGAATATTGCCAACGGAAGTGTAGTGGTGTCCGAGTTCTTCGGCAAGGACACAGGACTTTTCTGCAGTTGTGTCAACAGACGTATTGATAGCAATATTTCCATTGATGTAAAATCCTTTTAAATTATCTTCACCAAGATAGTAATCATGTATTTTTACGTTACTATCAAAAGCTTCTTGCTCTAAATGTTCTAATTTATTCAAATTATATCCTTCCCAGCAATAAGTGTAATATAATAGCTGTTTTGTCTATGGGATTTGTTTTGTATCTTCCTGTTTTACAAATTTGGCAAAA